GCGCGACTACTATGGACGGGGGCTCGTTGGACGCCTGGCCGGCAGCACGCGGGCCCCTTGTTTTCCTTGCTGCGACGCTAGTGATCGGGGCTCGTCGCCGCCCCACTTTCCACTCTGCGAACACAAGTTCGTTTTGCACGGCTCGTCGCTCGCCCGAGTGGCCTTCCCCGCATCGCGCGGTGTCGCCACAGGTCCGCCACGATCCGTTGCCGGCGTATCTCGTTCCGGGCATAACGCAGCCTCGTTTTGAGATCAATCACAGCCCGCAACAGCTCTCGTTCGGCAGCAGTCATCGCTAGACAACCGTTTCCTGGTTGACGTTGACGCCCTGCCGCGTCCGGTCGACGCAGAGGCCGTGCGCGAGCTCGTCCATTGGCTCGCGGAGGACGATGTCGGAGCCGCCGCGTCGGCTCTCGGCGTGTGCTTTCCGTTCCCAGCCTGTGATTTTGCGGTAGACGCTGTAGCCGTTCGGATCGACAGGCCGACCGCAGAAGGCGCAGATGGCGGCGTTCACGGCCCGTACTCCTGCTCGAGGATGGCGGCGTAGCCGTGGGCGCGGTTCCGCAACGATTCGAAGACGCCGTGGTCGCCGAGCCTCCGGCGGTCGGTGAGCCTGAACCCTTCGCTCGACCAGCCCGCCATGCGCCGGTAGCAGTCGGCGCTGTCCAAGACGACGACGTCGATGTGGAGCTGGTGCCTTGGGCCCTTGCTCCCGGAGGGCCAGAACATCTCGCCGACGACGAACCTAGACATCGGATGTTTGCCAGGGTGAGCGACAGTCGAGGTGCCAGGCCCAGAACCGGCCGTTCTCGTTGTGTTCCTGGTAGCCCTCGCGGCTGACGAAGACGCGTTGGCCGCAGTCGTGGCAGACGAGCTTCAGCGGCTTCGCCAGAACACCGCCACGAGCAGCAGCAGGAACAGCAGCACGAGCAGCTGACTTGTCGTCACCGGGCATCAGTAGTCGGGCGGGAACTCGTTGTAGGCGCCGCGGCGGCGTGAGCCGGGCGGGACCGGGATCGCGGCCTGCCCGGCCTGCTCGAGCTCCAGGTTCTGGGCGCTCATGCGCCCTCTTCTTTTGGGGTGCCGGCGGCGCGGCGTGTCATGTCGCCGAAGTCAGGGCCGGGCTCACCGTCGGCGGGTGTCCAGTCGGCGTCCTCGGCCGGTTCGTCGGCCGGGTTCGGCCACGGCTGCGGCACCGGCGCGGGCTGGCCGATGATCTCGGCGCGTTCGTCGTCGGTGTAGATCCCCAATGTGACCTCAGGGGCGTAGTCGTCGAGGACGTATTTGGATGCTCTCGCCCAGAGCATCCGGGCGGGATGGGTTTTCCAGGCGCCCCGGTCACGGATGAGGCCGGCCCGTTTGGCGTCTTCGATCGTGAACGTGTAGCGGCCGAGCTCGCGGCCGCTGCCGAGGTCTTCGACGGCGGCGGTGCATGTATCGGGGGTCGACTCGATCTGGAGGACGCGGTAGCCGCGCTGCGCCGCGAGGGCACGCAGGAGTTTGGCGCCGACGAAGACGCGGCCGTTGATCACGCTCAGCTCGGCGGCGGCCAGTGGCGGCAGGCCGAGCTCGCTTGCGTAGTAGAGCCGCAGAGCAGCGGCGGCGCCCCTTGCCTTCTCGGATTCGGATCCGCTTTCGGCGAGCGAGAGCCAGTAGCCGACGGTGCGGAACCGTTCGAGGTCAGCCGGCGGGTCGGGGATCGGGGCCGGCAGCGTCTCCGCCGCCGGTTCTGTCGTGTTCGTCGTCATCTGCGAGGTCTCCGATCACGGTGAGGAGGTACTCCGGGTAGAAGTTCGGGCCTGTGCCGGCGTAGTCGGGGTCGTCGAGGAGGACTTTGCCGCGGCGTTTGCCGTCCGACAGCAGGATGAAGCCGAGCAGGGTTCCTTCCCAGCCCAATGCGGTGCGGACACGGTCGCCTACCTGCACGACCATTCACTACCGCGGCCGTGTGTGTGCATCCAGCCGGCCGCCAAAGCGTTCGCGTACGGCGACCAGACGCTGAACCGGCCGTACGGGGTCGACGCCCAGGTGGACGGAAGGAACTGGTAGAGGCCCGCAGCCCCGGAGCTCGAGTTGAGGCTGCGGGGGCTGAGGGTGCCGCCGGTTTCGCACTCCGCCTTCCGCCACAGGGTGCTGCAGTTGCCGTAGGTGGCGCAGGCGAGGTTGATCGCCTCGACGACTTTCGGGTCTGCGATCAGGATCCTGTGCAGCCGCCGGACTTCGTGGCGGAGGGTGAGGATCTGCCTGTGCGCGTGCCGGAACCGGGCGGCCCACCGTTCGGGGCCTAATCCGTCGAAGCGGATCTGGCCGCGTCCGATGGTGCGCCGGTCGCCTGCCTGCACCGCCGCGACGGCGACCGCGGCGACAACGCCGAGCAGGGCGAGGAGGAGGATCGCGATGCGGCGGCCGATCACCGCTCCTCCCGCCAGATGTCGTAGAGGTCGAGGCAGTCCTGCCAGAACACGGCGGCGAGCCAGCCGGCGGCCAATCCGATCAGGAACAGGAGCACGCCGGCCGTCACCGTCTGGGCCTCGGGTGGGTGCGGAGGTACCAGTCGGCGAACTCGCGGGAGTCCGACTGCAGGATCCGGCGTCGCCGTTTCAGGTAGGCGCCGAACGTGAGCCACTGCCCGGCGGCGAGGGCCCAGCCGGCGGCGGCGACAGGAACCCAGAACCAGCCGCTCACCGGGCATCCCTGGGGCCGGGCCGCTCGGGGTCACCCGGTTGGCATGCCGCTACGGCAGCGGCTATGTAGCGCGGTGGGGCAGAGCCCGATATGGCAGGTCGCCCACGGCCCGGCCCCAAGCTTGCCCGTAGCCGCTCGATCTCGAAGAGCTTCTGGGTGATGTAGATGTCCCAGACCGCGGCCCGCGACAAAACCGTCGAGTCCGCTAGGCCGGTCATCGCTCCACCTTGAACGGACAAAGCTCCAACACTCTCGGCGTGTTCTCGGTCAGCCAATCGAGAACAGCATCACGGCGGGACAGTTCGTTTCGCAGCCACTCGATCTCGGCGGCCAGCTGCTCGTAACCGGGATTCTGATCCACTAATACCGGATCGAGATGTATGGCATAAGGCCGTTTACTGGGACTGGGGCTTCCATCCGGTAGGCCCGTCATGCGGCTACACTTGCTGCTGTCACGGTTCCCCTAACAGGAGACTTGAGATGCCGACCGGCATGGCTTACCCGCAGGTATCGATCACGTTCGAGCGCGAACAGATTCCCGTCCACAGCTTCAGGCCGGACTTGGTCCCGGACGAGAAGTGGCGGTACCTCGACCAGCGCGGACACGGGCATTGGTGGAACGGAACTGACCTTCCGACGCTTGAATGGGTTGTCACCGGGACGGAGTCGATCGGTGACGAATACAGCTGGGACGAAATCGAGGTTGGCGAGTATCGGTGCCGACTCTGCGGTGAGGTTGTCGAGCCGGCGAAACGCGAGGTTCCAGGTCCCGATTACATTCCGGGCCTTGTGACCGTCACGGTTTCGATTGATGGTGAGTCGTTTCTCCTCACCCAGGAGGAATACGCGCGTTCTTTGGAGCAGTGGGCGGGTCTGCTTCGTGGTTCCGCGGCCTAGCGGGAACCGTGACAGGCTCTCGCCTCTAGCCGCGGTCTGACGGCCCTCGGGAACGGGGGCCGTTCTTTTCAGCCGTTTACTGGGATTCGACTCCGGTAGGCGTTCAGTCATGGTGAGCCTGGTCGATGTGATTGAGCGCAGCAGTACGAGCGGCGTAGGCGAAGGCGACATTGCCCTCGATCAACTCGGCTCCTTTCATGCCGTGCAGCGCGATGCAGTAGCGGCACACCCACCAGTCGCCGTAGGGGGTAGATCGTGGTCTTCACCGGCTGATCCCACGGGATTTCAGGGAAACGCTCGCGCAGGGCGCCCTCGTCCAGCGGAGTGAAACTGGGATTCGACTCCGGTAGCGACGCACCAGAAGTGGCTTATCGTGCGTTCCGCTCACAGGGGAACCTCGCCTAGGCCAGCCTGGCGGCGCCCAACCCCGCCGGGAGGAGTCACGCCTGGCCGTGCCAGGCCAAACCGTTCCGCGCCAGTCCGGGCCTCGACTTGCCCCGAGCCGGGGGAGCCTCGCCCCGTCTTGCCGCACCCGGCCCCGCCACGCCTTTGGGAAGCCGAGTCAGGCCGGGCCGGAACCAGCCTGGACTCGCCGCGCCACGTTAGGGAAGCCATACCCCACCCCGCCGAGCCCATCAGTGCCCAGCCGTGCCGAACGTGCCCGGCTAAGACGCTCCGTCCCGGACCCTGCCCGGCCGCGCCTGGACCTGCCGCAAGTAGGGAAGCCCTGCCATGCCCAGGTGAGGCCGTCACGCGAGTGCAGCCTCCAGCTCGTCGGCGACATGCTCGAGCTGCTCGACGAGCTGCTCGACACGAACGGCGAGCTCGCCGCCGTTCAGCTCGGCCCGGCGTGCGTCGGCGGCGCGGCACCGGAGGGCGCCGGTCGCGGAGGCAAGCCGGTCGAGAACACGGCCGAGCGCGGCGTAGGCGCTCACGACTTCTTCCCCTTCGCGGCAGGCTCGTCAGCCGGCTCGGGCTCGTCGGCGTCGAGCTCGACGAGGCCGAGGAAACGGCCGTAGACGGGCCGCATCTCCGCCATCCCCTCGTAGGTGCCGGCGTCCTTCCACGCGACCCGGACGGTGTGCACGTCGAAGACGATCGGGTCGACCTCGACCGGCAGCCGGAACTGCCAGCCGGTGAAGATCGGCCGGGTGCGGACGGTGCGTGACCGTTGCACCCCGACCGTCTTTCTGAGCCAGTAGCCCTCCTGCCAGCGCTCAACGAGACCGGTCGGCCCGTCGAAGACGAGCGGGGCCTGCTCGGCGAGCGGGTAGATGCCGCGCAGCACGTCCTTGCCGCGCTTCTGCCGGGTCGCGCCGGCCTGCAGGCAGCGTAGGATGTTCCACGCCGGGACGACGATTTCCTGGCCGTTCAGGTCGGCGGGGCTCGAGATCAACGGGTTGGTGTAGAGGCCTCCGTAGAACTCGAGCCGGCCGATCTCCTCCTGGTCGGCCTCGGTCTTGTTGCGTTTCTTCGAGAGGCCGCCGATCGTCTTCACGAACTCGTCCAATGGGTCGGCGAGCCGTTCGTTGTGGGTGATCAGGGTTGAGGGGCCGCCGGCGGCCTTACTGCCGTCAGCGATCAGTGTGAGTTTCACTTGTTGCTCCTTTCGGTTCGTGCCCGCTGTCGTGCGGGCTGAATGAGGAAAGGGGAGCCATGTCTCGTTCACGCCATGCCTGGCCGTGCCGGGACTGGCCGCGCCGGGACTCGCCTGAGCCGTGCCAGGCCGCAACACGCCTGGCCTGGCCAGGTCCAACCGCGCCTCGGCTTGCCACGAAAAGGGGAGCCGTGCCCAACCCTGCCAATCCCGTCCAGGCCACGCCTTGCCCCGACCGGCCCAGCCGGGCCTGCCCAGCCTCGCCATGCCGCGCCGCGCCCCGACGGACCCCGCCTGGAGTAGGGAAGCCGAGCCCAGCCTCGCCAGTCCTGGCCCCGCCGGACCGGCCCAGCCCCGCCGAAGCCCGGTCCAGCCTGGCCGGGCCGGGACATGCCGCGAATAGGGAAGCCTTGCCGCGCCGGGCGGAGCCGGGCGCAGCCGGGCCTTGCCCGGGCTTGCCGCGCCGCGCCTCGACCCACCGCGCCGGACCCAACCCACCAAGCCCCGACGAGCCGCGACCCGGGAGGAGAGCCTCGCCCTGCCTGACCTCGCCCAGTCCGGCCAGGCCAGACCTCGTCCCACCTTGCCGCGCCTTGCCCGGCCAGACCATACCCGGCCCCGGAACGCACGCCTTCACCGCTTATCGGTACTTCGGTTTTCGCGTGAAATGCAGGGAAAACCAGGGGTGCTAGCGGAGGCTTACAGCGGTTCGACTCCGCTAGCACCTTCAGGATCCGCCCACTTCAAGTAGTGACAACTGGCCTTCAGCTGCCTCGAGGTTCCGGCATGCGGTCTTGAAATAGCTCGGCTTCAACTCGACGCCGACGAAACGGCGCCCAAGCTTCAACGCCATATAGCCCTCGGAGCCGATCCCGACGAAAGGCGAGAAGACGAGATCGCCCGGATTCGACCATAGCTTCACCGCCCGCTCGACGACGCCGAGCTGCAGAGGGGCGATGTGCCGCTCATCGGCATTGTCACGGGCAATCGCCACGTTCAAAACATCCGTCTCGCGGATGCCGCCCGGGTAGCCTTCACCGGCCCGATACCAGACCGGTGCCGCCCATTCGATCCACTCATCGGCGGTGATCCATCCGTCCGCGTTGTCGTAGCGTTGCGAGATGCCGGCCCCGGATTGGTTCAGCGTTGTCGCCCGGTTTGCGGAACTGCAGCAGATAGTCGGCGAGAGCCATGTGCATCCGTGCCGAGTCGGTCGCAAGCGTCTTGAACAGCAGTCCCTGGTCTTTGGTGCGGATCGCTTTGACTTGCGGGTCTTTGTCGATTGCGACCTCGCCGTAGTAGACGAAGCCGCCGTCCTCCATCGCGTTGATGACGGCGCCGCGGAAGTCGCGCAGCCCGGAGTAGCCGTCGAGGTACTTGACGGTCACCATCTGGCAGAGATGGACGCAGACGGAGCGTCCCGGCTTGACGACCCGCAGCAACTCAGGGATCAGGAACGAGTAGTGCTTGACGAGCTCTGCCAAGGAACGGGCGTTGCCCATGTCGCGGGGCGAGGCGGAGTAGACGTACATGCCGGGGAATGGCGGGGAGAACACCGCCAGCCCGACCGACTCGTCGGCGATCTCGGCAGCGCGTTCGACGCAGTCACCGAGCAGCAGAGTCCAGCGCTCACCGGCCCTATCCATTCATCGCCTCAATCGTCGCCTCGACGATCTCAGCGAACATCTCGCGCGACTGCCGTTCCTTGCGGCGGATGTTCTCGAGTACCGTCTGCTCCCGGTTCGAGGCGACGATGACGACCCGTACCGGCTGCTGCTGGCCGTAGCGCCAGCAACGCCGAACAGCCTGGTAGTACTGCTCGTAGCTGTCGGAGAGACCGACAAAGAGGACGTTGGCGCAGTGCTGCCAGTTCAGGCCCCAGCCGGCGATCGACGGTTTCGTGATGATCACTCGTGCCTCGCCGGTCGTGAACGCGATCAGCCGTTCCTCTTTAACGTCAGGGTGGTCGGATCCGCGCACCTCGATCGCATCGGGGATCGCTCGTGTCAGCGCCTCCGATTCGGCGTTCAGGTCGCACCAGACGACCCAGGGCAGTCGGCTGCCGTTGACTATCCGCTCGGCGATCTCGACCCGCTGGCTGATCGATTCGCGACGGGCTTGACGACGCTCGGCGAGCGTCGCGACCGGGACGGGGAAGAGGCGATCGTCGCTGACAGCATCAGCGTCGACGCTGATCGTTTCGACATCGAGCGGCGGAAGCGCGAACTCGTCTTCGTCGTAGCCGAGATCGCGTGGCGAGCGTAGCGCCCGCGCCCAGGTCGCGACCCAACGCCAGTAGGCGGCGCGGGCATGGCCCTTGAGCCGCCATGAACCGCTACTGATTCCGTCGTTGACGTAGAACTCGGCGAGCATCTGTTTGTGTGACAGCACGCCGAGGAAGTCGGCGTGCCCGCCGAGCTCCTGGTAGTCGTTCGGGCTGGGGGTGGCGGTGCAGCAGAGCCGGTACGGGAACCGCTGCGCCCACCTGATCAGGGCGGTACGTGTCTTGCCGTCGAACGCTTTCAGGATCGACGATTCGTCGAGGACGACGCCTGCCCAGGGATGGTCTGCGAACCGGCCGAGCCGGTCGTAGTTAGTGATGTTGACGCCGTCCCAGATGTCTCCCAGCTCCCGGCAGACGGTGACGGGAATGGAGAATTTGTCGCCTTCGCGTGCGGTCTGGGCGGACACGGCGAGCGGCGCGAGAATGAGGATGCCGCCGCCGACCTCCCGGCTGACGCGGTGCGCCCATTCGAGCTGCATAGGGGTCTTGCCGAGCCCACAGTCGGCGAAGATCGCGGCACGGCCACGCCGAAGCGCCCATTCGGTCAGTTCACGCTGGAATGGGTAAAGGGCATCCGAGAGGATGTCTGGGCTGAAGCCGCTGTCCGGGTCACGGCGCCGCTTGCGTTCGATGAAATCGGCGTAGGTGACTGCCGATCCCGGCGTGCGGCTCACCGCGGCCACCGCTTCTGCACAGCCTGTTTCGTGGTGCCGAGCACGATCCCGATCTGCCTATCGGTGTAGCCGCTGCGCCGCAGGCCCGTGACGGCGATCAGCCACGCCTCTTCAAGCGCCGTGTCTAGTCGCAGCAGGTATCTGAGCTCGATCGTGTCTTCGACCGCGACTCGTTTGCCGACCGCGCGGATCAGCCTCGCGGTTGCTTTGACAACGTCCGGTGTTTCCCGGTAAGCCCGTTGCGGCGACAACCCTGGGTTGTCGGCCGGGCGAAGCTGGGGGACGCTCGCCCCCTGCCCAGCCTGACTTGACATAACACCGCTTTTCTTGGCCAGGTTGTTCATACGGAGAGAGCACCGATCCTATAACGGTGCCCTGTCAGGTTCTCGAGCCGGCCTGCGAGGTCTGCCGCAAGTTCCGCTAAAAACGTGATTTCCTGGGTTTCGGCGCGGCGGTTGTCGACGGGTGTGATGATCAGGGCAGGGTTGGGATGCCCGTCGAGCTCGGCGGCGAGCAGCTGCCAGCAATATCCGACGGTGTCGGCGATCATCGTCCAGGTGAGGTAACCGTCGCGGCTGTGGCGGCCGTCGATCAGGAGGCTCAATGCGCGGAGCTGCTGCTCCGCCTGGCGGATACGATCGGTTGTTGCCATCGCAAACTGATCCTTTGCTTTGGTCTGGGCGTGGGGTCCCGATACGGAGAGTTGAGGGACCCGCGCCCGCTTTGTTTTGGAGGGAGGCTAGCCGCGGCGTGGCCGGGTCGCGTCACCCTTTCAGGCAGGTCACGATCTGGGTCGGCCCCTGCCCCTGCACGATGATCACCAGGGCGCTGAACGTGTAACCGGCCGGGCAGGACTCGGCGCCCGGGGTGCCCGGGTCGCCTTTCGGGCCCGGCGGGCCTGCCGGGCCGGGAGGCCCCTGCTGTCCCTGCTGGCCGGTGCCGGTCGGGATGCTGATCGTGACCGTGCTCGTCGGCTGCTGCTTGCCGGCCGCGAACACCTGCGAGGCGAGGAACCCGGACGCGCCCGCCAGGGCGAGGCTAGCCATGCTCAGAACGATCGTTCTCCATCTTGACACCGCCTACACGCATCCCTTCCCTGAACGCCTCGAACCGGTCACGGCACATTTTCTCACCTCGGCGGCGCTCGTAGTGGATCGCCCCCAGGGCGGTGAGGATCGAGCCGGCGCCGGACAGGAAGACGCCGATGGTGCCGAGGATGTCACCGGACGGTTCAGGCAATCCGACGAGCACATCTAGGGCTCCGCTATCCGGACGAACACGATCGACGCCTGCGAGCTCGAGCGGTTCCGTTCGAAGACGCCGCCGCCGTTCGACTGGCTGCCGCTCGAGCCTTCTGCCGACGTGTTCGCCTCGATCGTCGTGAACGAGCTGCGGCTGCCGTGGGAGAAGAGGCCGACATGGTCGAAGGTACCGTCCCACTCGAAATCGAACGCCACGGCGTCGCCCGGTTGCGGGTCGCTGGTGATCGTCAATCCGTTTCGGGCCTGGGCGGCGTCGCTGACGATGTAGGGGACGTAGGCGTATCTCGAGCCGCGGGCGAAGCTGGGTGAGCCGCCCGCTTCGACCTCGAACCAGTAGGTGACGGCCATCGCGCAGTACGGATTGTGGTTGAGGCCGTACCAGCGGCCGAACTCGGTGTTATTGCTGCCGGCCGGGGATTCGGTGTAGCCGACCCAGCTGCGAGCCCCGTCGAGCGCACGTTCCCGGACGGTGCTCTTCGGCACCGGCTTCGGGTGGAACTTCGCGTACGCCTCGCTGATCAGATTCGCGGCGGCCGCGTCCATGCACATCTCGCCTGTGTGCGGCCGGCCCTCCGGCACCCGCATCGAGCGGAGCGTGTTGAACATCTGCTCGTCGATGACGCCGTTGTCGGGCATGTTCTGCTGGCGCTGGACGCCCGCTATGCCGGTGTCGATCACGTTCGGGCCGCAGCCGATCGAGAACCCTTTCGAGAATGTGTCGTCGAACCTCGAGGCGGGACCTTGCCAGCGGCCCGCTCGCCAGACGGTGCGTTTGTATCCGATCACATCGGCACCGTCCTTGTCGCCGACCCGAAGCTCGCGAGGAAACCCGGTCACCGGAACCAGCGGGCCTCCCCGGTACGGCGCCTGCCACCACTCTGTCACGGGTACGTCTCGATCTCCTCGTCGCGCGTCGGCCGCCCGTCGCGCTCGGCCTCGGACTCGGCGATCCTCGCTTGCGCCAGTTCCAACTGCTCCTCCAGCACGCAGACCCGTTCGAGCGCGTTGGCGAGCAGCATTTTGTAGCGTTCTGTCGCGGTCATACGACGTGCAGCACCCCGGACGAGTTCCAGACCTGGCCGGTTGTCAGCCCGCTGGCGCTCGTGGGAAGACCGTAGAACCAGAGGCCGGTCGGGGAACCGGGCCGGACGCGGACGGCCGGGTTCGTCGGCGTCATCGCTGTGATTCCGTAGGTGCCGTTCCGGGTCACTGTTTCGCCCCCTTGAATCAGGAAGTCGCTTCCGGCCGGTGTCAGCTTGATCCCAACGCCGTTAAAGTCAGCTCCGGACGACCAGAGCAGGATGCCGTCCTCAGCGTTGTAGAGCCGTGTCTGGCCGCTCGTCGAACCGATGAGAACGGTCGGACGAATGCGGGGGCTGGCGTGGCTTCCCCCGTCCTGCCTGGCGAGGAAGCCGATGTACTCCTTGCCGTCGGTCGACAGCGTCTGGCCGTATTCGGTGGAGTATCCGGTCCCGTACGAGAACGGAGTGCCGTAGCCGTAGTTCTCGAATGAGATGACGCCGTCACCGTCGTTGATGATTGACATGTCGCCGGTGATGCCGGTGTTCCGGAATCGGAAGGCGAATGTGCGCGAGCCGATGACAAGACCTGGATCAGGGCCGGTCATGTAGATGTCGAAATAGCTCGCCTCTGTTCCGGTGGCGTCGAACTCGTTCGTCTTGTTGAAGTCGATGCCGGTACCGCCGCCGCCGGGGATCGGGTCGGCGCCGCCGGGGGCGTGGTCGCGGCCGTGGATCGTGATCGGCTGCCGGGTCATGTGCCGTCCCAGTGCGGCGGCGCCGTCGTGTAGTAGGCGCCCGGCGACAGGTCGAGGGTGCAGACGACGTTCGGGACCGTGCTCGAGCCGGGCTGGATCTGGTAGCTGATCCCTTCGACGAAGTAGTTCGCGCCGACGAACCCGATCCCGTGCGGGGTTTGCAGGTTGACCTCGAGGACGTCGCCGAGCTCGATGTTGCAGAGCATGTTCCAGTGCGCCTCCGCGTTCGCCGCGTCGGGGCGGACGGGCCGGAAGGTGGCTTGCGCGATCCTGGTGGCGGGGTCTTTGAAGTTGTCGATGTACCACTGCCCGAACATCTGTGTTTCGGCGAGCGGGTCGCCTTCGTTCGGGGTGCCGGTCGTGCCGCCGGCGGTCAGCAGGTCCATGCCGGTCAGGGAGCGGGGGCCGTACTTGTCGATCGAGGTTGTGTTGTAGAACAGCTGCCCTTGCCGGTAGCTGCCGCTTCCGAGTGACACGGCCGGGGCGGGGGCGATGTCGGCGTCGGCGATCCCACGCGGGCAAAAGAGCGCGCTGTTGATGATTTTGTTGAGGTCACGGTCGAGCACGAAGTCGTCGTGGGCTAAGAGGGCGAGGGTTGGGTCGGAGGCGACCTGGTCGGCGCCACCGACCGGCCAGGTGTGGATCCCGTACGGGTTCCCCGGGCCGGAGTCGAACCGGGCGAGCCGGCCTCTGAAGCTGACGATCCCTTGCGAGCTGACGAACAGGTTCGCAATTCCGGGCCATTCAGCGTCGGCCGCATCCTGGCAGGCGGCGAGCACGGTGTAGCCGGGGCTGTAGGTGGTGCGGAGGACACGGACGTTGCCGGTGTAGACGCTGAACATGCCGGACGGGACACCCGCATCGAGCAGCAGCGCCTTGATCCGGTCGTCGACCTTCGACTCCTCGTAGATGATGTTGCCGCTCGTGTTGGCGCTCGACGAGGCGGTGCCGTCGGAGTCGAAGGTGGTGCTCGCCGGGAGCTCCTTCAACGCCAAAAGCGCGAACAGGTCGACCAGGGGGATCGTGCCGCGGTTCGCGCGGGAACCGTTCGCGGACACCGTCAGCGGGCAGCCCTGCACCTGCCCCTGGAAGATCTGGACGAGGTTGCCGGTGAACGGGTTCCGGAGATGGACCTGGGCGGGGCAGTTCGGGTCCATCGGCCAGTAGGCACCGGACACGTTGGTCGGGTCGAGGTCGCCGCTGGTGTCGACGAACCCGATGTCGCAGGTGCCGGCGTCGGTCTTGTCGGTCAGGTACTGGCGGCCGCGGCGGACCGCGATGCTGGTGCAGAAGCTGGTGATGTCGTGGTAGGTGGGGCTTGCCGCCAACGCGTTCGAGCCGTAGGCGACCTTGACCTGGCACGGGGTTGTCACTGCAAGGCCCGGCCGGCGTTGATCCCCGACGTTTGGACGGCGCGGTGGCGAACCTGTTTCTGCTGATGCTGGGTGACCGTGCGGGCGACGAGGGAGCCGTCGAGGTTGATGCTGGTGTGGACCTCGATCGGGTGTCCCTGCACCGTGACGGCGCCGGGGAGGTGGCCGCCGTGCGCGATCAGCGACGCGACCCTGCCTTCCTCCATCCTTCTCGCGGCGGCCGACGCGAACGCGATCCCGGCGGTGATCTGCTGTGAGCTCGCGACCGGGCCGGTCGGCCCGAACCCGGAGCCGCTGGTGTCGCCGGCGATGTCGTTTAGTTCCTGCTCGATCTCCTGCGCCGGCCCCGGCTCGATCGTGCCGTAGGTGTCCAAGACGAACCGGATCCGGGCGAGCCTGGCCCGGTTCGCGACCGTGTCCGCCGCGGTGCCTTTGATCTTCCGCTCGACCTGCGCCAGCCGCCGCCGCAGCCAGCGGCCGCTCTTGGCGCGCTGGCCGCCGCTCGCGGTCAGGCCCAAGGCCCGGTACTGGGCCGCGGCGAGCTGCGACGTGAAGCTGGTGTCGATCCTGCCGACCTGGGCGACGGCGGCCTTGTTGATCGCGGCGACCCGTTCGGCTGCAGCCTGCGCGCTCTGCTTCGCGACCTCGGCCTGCTGCTGCAAGATCGCCGCGATCCCCTGCTGCGACTCGAGCAGACGCTGCTCGAGCTCCGCCGTTTTGCCCTGAATCTTGATCTGTTCCCTGACCAGGGACTGGTACTTCCGCCACGCTTTCAGGTCATCGTCGAGGCTTTTGGTCAGGCCGGCTTTGTCGACGTTGAAGCGGGCGGCGTCGAGCATCGCGTTGATCGCGGCCTGATGCTTTTGCTTGATGTCGGCGGCGGCCTGTTTCGCGTCGGCGGTGATCTGCGCGGTGATCGACCGGATCTGCCGGTTGATCTCCTTGATCGTTTCGCCGAGGTTGATGCGGCGGGTCAGGTCCTTGGTCGCGGCCAGCGATTTCTGGACGCGGGCGCGGATCTGCTGCAGCGCCGCGATCTGTCCTTGCGGGGTCGTGACGTCCTGGACATCGCCCAGCAGCCGGCTGATCAACGCGTCGAACCAGCCTTCCTGCTGCGGGATACGCAGCCGCTGACGGGTGATGTTCCCGAACGCGTTCCTTGCCGCCTGCGGGACACGCTCGATGTACGCCTGGAAGATCCCCTGAACCTCCCTCAGCGGTGCATTGCCGGCGATCATGCGGAGCTCGTCGACGAACCCTTTGTTGAAGGCGTTGCCGACGACGCCGGCGGCCTGCCTGCCGGCCTCCTGGAACTTGGGTGCCTCCTGCTGCAGTCCGAGGTCTTTCAGCCAGTTGGCCGGGTTGAGCGCGTGCAGCCAGTCGTGCAGCGAGGTGAGCTTGTCACCGGGGCCGCCGGCGTCCGGCCTGGTAAGGATGTTGACGGCGAGCGTGACCGCCACCAGCGTCGGCACCTTGCCCAACGCGGCGCTGAGGCCTCGCACCTTGCCGGCGGAGAGCTCGGCTTCGGTGCCGACGGTGGTGATGCTGCTCGCGAGGAGACCCCAGCGGATCAGCGCTGCCCGTGCTTTCATGACGACGAACGCTGTCCCGAGCAGTTTGATCGCGTTCGTGGCGCCGCCGACGGCGCCGCTGAAAGTTTTGAACGCGGCGGCGGCGATATGCAGAACCGCGGCGGCGTCCTTGACGATCTCGTTAACGTTCTTCTGCAGCTGCCCGGACTCGTTCTGCTTCTGCAACCAGTCACCGAGCGAGCCGAGGTACTTGTTCAGGGTTGGTAGCAGGGCGCGTCCAACAATCTCCTCGGTGTCGTGCAGCGTCGCCCCGAACTTCTCCGACGCGGTCGTGTTGGCGGCGGCCTGGCCGCGAAGCTTCTCGGCGGCCTGCTGGATCAGGTCGTAGCCGTGCGCTGTCTGCGACAGGCCCGGTACCGCCCGGCGCAACGCCGTCTCCTGACCTCCGAATACCTTTCCGACGGCCGCAGCCGCGTCTGCGAGTCCGATGTTCTTCGCCCGGGCGAGGTCGGCGGTGACGCCCTGCAGCTGGATCGCTTTGTCGATCGAACCGGTCGCACGCTCGAGCACCGTCAGGCTCTGGATCACCTCGTCGTTCTGGAACCCGAACTTGCCGTAGCTGACCGCGACCTGCTCGATCCGTTTCCGGTTGTCGGCGAACGACTCCCCGGACGCCTTCATCTGCGCCGAAAGGGACCGCTGCGCAGCGCCGGCTTCGCGGGCAGCAGTGACCGAGTCGGTCAGGAACTTCGAGACGCCCTCGAACGCGAGGAAGCCGCCGGACGCGAACGCAAGGCTGCGGGTGAAGCCGTGCAGGGCGCCGCTGCCGCTGATCGCGCCGCGGGTCATGTGCTCGAAGTCTTTGCCGAGCCCGCGTGCGTGACCGCGGGTACGAGCAGTGGCGCCGCCGGCCGCGCCGAGCGACGCTGCGAGCCGCTCCTCCGCCCTCGCAGCCAGGTTCGCGGCTGCGACCTGCTCCGCCGACCCTTTCTCCGCGGCGGCGGCGAGTTCCCGGTACGCGACCACCTGCGTCTTCAAGGCTTCGGTGGTCTTGACTGCGGCGGTAACTTGCGCCTGCGCCATCTTCTGCGAGTCGACCGTGACCTCTCTCGCGAAGACGCTGGTGGCCTTGTCGGCCTCCCGCAGCCCCTTGATGTACTGGCTGATGTCGGCGAAGACGGGGACGTAGAGGCCGCGGGCCATTACGTATCGCCTTTCGCGGCGTCGGCCATCGCGATGAACTGGTGCAGCGTGTGGTCCTGCATGTCAGCCCGTTTCAGGCCGAACAGGTGCGCGATCCCGGGTGACCACATCAGGCCGGGGTCACGCTGGATGTCGCGTATGCCTCCTCGGCCTGCTCCGAAGGCGTGGATTTCGGCGGCGAGGGCGATCCTTCGCCAGTCGACCCGTTCCCCTCGGCCGTTCCGGCTGGGGGGACCTGCCCCACCGCCTGCTCCTGCTCGTCGCCGCTGATGAACGTGACATCGCCGAGGTTCAGGTCCATGACGAGCCTGATCACCCGTTCAACGGTCCAGTCGGGGTGGCCCGCCCGGATCGACGTCGCGATCAGCGTCAGGAGGATCGGGCCGCGGCCGCGTTCGTGGTCGTCGTCGACGAGCTCGAAGAACTCCTGGATCGGCAAGCCGGCGAACCGGTCGATCAGCATCAGGTCTTTGGCGATGTCGGTGACGCTCCAACGGTAGAACTCGCCCTGGTACTCGAACCCGTCCTCCATGCAATGCTCCTTAGTGGTTGAAGGCGTCGATTGCGTGGTTGAGCACGGCTTCTATTCGCCGCTCGATCTCGGCCTCGTTTCGGTGCAGTGCGGGCTCCATCGCCCAGTCGAGCAGCCTGGCGGCGAAGATCCGGTCTGAACGCACCTGTGCCTCGCTGCGGGCTCCGCGGCCGCGGCGGCCGTGCTCACGCGGAGCGACATACACGAGGTTCTGGGTGACGCCGATCCGCATCTTCGACCAGCGCGGCCCGATCCGTCTGAGCCGCTGCGGCGCGAGCATTTCGGAGTCTCGCTTGACAGGCTCGGCGATTGCCCGCTCTTCGGCGCGCAGCCTAAGCCGGGTGTCCCGCTCGAGTGTCTTGAAGTCGCGGGACAAGTCCCGGAGTCCGGTGACGTAGAACGCCATTCGGTCAGCTGGTGCCCCAGGTGAAGCCGGTGTTCGAGGCGGGCTTGAAAGTGGCCGTGATCTCGCCGCGGGCGTTCAACGCACCGGCGAGACCGTTGTAGTCGTACATCGAGGCAGTGCCGCCGAACGTCGGATTGCCCGCGCTGACCGGAGCGGTCGCGTCGGCCTGCACCGAGATCGCGAACGTGGTGCCGCTCGAGAACAACGGCTGCAGAACCCGGTGCGGCTCCGAGCTGCCGAACCCTTGCAGGAACCCGATCGTGATCGTCTGATCATTCTGGCCCGGCAGATAGCTTCGGGCCCCGAGCGGGTTGAACCCCGATACGTCTACCTGCTCCTTCGTCTCCGGGGTGTCGAGCGAGAACCCGAACGAGCTCAGGTCGGTTCCCGCCACCATGATCTTGGCGTTGGTCAAGAGGTATTTAGGCATGCAACGAAACTCCCTTCTTTTCGACAAGCTCGCGCATCAGGGCGGCGCGGACATGGACAGGGCTGCCGGGCGCGACGTGCGCGAACCGCGGCAAGGGGTCGAGGTCGACGCCAGGCAAAGCGAGGGCGTTCCATTCGAGTGAGAGCCAGCAGGTGCGGTCGGACAGCTCGGTCTCGTGGTCCTGGTGGACGGGGATCTCCAAGGGCGTGTAGCCGAGCAGCTCCTGCAGGGCTCCTTGTTCCCACCACTTGAAGTGCTCGTACTTCGTCAGCCGCCAGATCGCTTCGAGCACAGGCTGCAGCTGCTGGCGCACGTACCAGACACCGGCTGAGGGAACTTCGCCTTCCGGGGTTTGGTGGCGGGTGATGCCGTGCCAGGCCCAGGCGGGGATGTCGTCGGCGAGGTCCCAGTTGCTGTCGAGAATGAGGACGTCGCAGTCGACCCAGAGCACCTCGTCGTACTCCTCCAAGGCGTCGAGCAGGCTCGTGATCTTGTGCCACGACGGCGGCCGGGTCAGCAGCGACGGCGGCCGGGTGATCAGGTCGTAGCCGTGCCGGCGTGCATAACTATGCAGCCCGGGCGCCGAGATCTCGAGCAGTTCGGCGAAGTCGCCGACGCCGAAGCTGACCAGGGCCCGGTCTCTCATACCGCGGCCTTCTGTTTGGCGCGGCGCTGCTTTCGGTTTAGTCCCGCCGGCGACGGTGATGCGGCCCCGCCGCCGGCGAGCTTCTCCAAAACCGGCCGCCAGTACGTATCGGTGATGAGGTCGGCGTCGTAGGACTGCGCGAACTCGACAGCCCGGGTACGCAGCCCGGCGTTACCCCGTTCCGCGTAGGCGTGCTCGAGCCGGTCGACGATCGAGCTGATGATCGGAATCGTGAAGTCGGCTTCCTGCGCCTCGTCGTTCCATGGCTGCCCGTCGACGAGCCAGCCGGCACCGCAGAGCTCGGTCATCGCGGAGTGGTCCGAGGTGATGACGGGGACGCCGCACGCCTGCGCCTCCAGGAGCGGGATCCCGAACCCTTCGCCCATACTCGGCAGCAGCAGAACGTCGAAGGCCTGGTAGGCGAACGCGACGAACCCGTGCGGGATGCCGCGGTGCCAGGTCTCGTCGGTCGGGATCCGGATCCGGCCCGGCGGCAAACCTCTGCGGCCGGCGAGCCGGTGCAGGTTGACGCCGCCCGCGCCCGGCCGCGGGTTGCCTTCGCTGTGGCAGTAGAACCACGCATCCTTGCGAGCGCGTGCGAATTCAGCGACGGCGGCGAACGCCTCCGGGAACGCTTTCCGGGGCGCGGACGGGTTGCCGACGTTCGCGGCGACCATCCCGACCAGGAACGCATCCTCGGGAACACCGAGATCCTGGCGGGCCTGGTCGCGGAGCTCCGGCCGCGGCCGGAACAGCTGCGTGTCGATCCCGTGCGGGACATAGAACGGCCGTAGCCGTTCCGCCTGCAGCAAACGTTCCCCGAACCGGCTCATCGCGACCGGCCGGATCCGCTCGTGGGCGAGCACGTCCCGCACCGCCGCCGGCAGGCTCGAGTGGTCGACGGGCGCCCAGTTCGCGACCGGCGGCGTCTCAGCCCACTCGCCCGGTTTCAGCACCCAGGCATCACACAATGCGACCACGAGGTCGGCCTGCCAGTCGGACGCGAACGTCGGCATCGACCGGTTGCCGTAGACGCCGTCGGCGGGGTAGCAGCGGAGGCCGCCCCACTCGAGCGTCGTGTCGTGCAAGCCGAAGTTGCACGCCAACGCGACCTCATGCCCTTGCTGGGCGATCCGCGGGATGAACAACCCGGCCTGCTCGCCGTAGCCGGACCCGAGCCAGGGCGGGTTGCCTAACCACAAAATCTTCACCAGCGCACCAGCCATTCGCAGCCGAGCAGGTCGCCGGCGTAGCCCTGGAACCCGGTCCGCTCGAGTACCGCGAACCGCGGGTCGGCCTGCAGGGCGGCGATCACGCTCGCAGGCCCCTGGATGTCCATCAGCCCGAGCAGCACGTCCTGCGCCGCAATGTCGTCCGGGGTCGTGACCCGGGCGCGGACGGTGACGGTCTCGTCCCAGCCGTTCCGAAACGACCCCGGCTCGCCCGACAGCGACGCCGGGTAGACGTCGATCGACGGCGGCGTCGGGGCCGGGTTCTGCCGGTTCGTGATCTGCAGGCCGGCGACCTCGAGGGTGAGCGGGTCGAGGCTCGCAGCGACCGCGTCCATCAACGCTGCGAGCCCCGACATGGCCTTATGCGACCCCTTCGTGGACGCGGAGCGGGTCGAGCATGCGGTGCCATCGAGCCCAGGAGTCGTTGCCGGCGTAGGCGAGCAGGTCCGACGCCAGCAGGGCGGCCCCGAACGTTGCGTAGCCGAGGTTCCAGAGCTCCCGGGCACGGCCGTAGTTCACGACCGGCAGCAATGCCGGCAGCGGCGCCGGCACGTCGGTGTCGTAGCTCAGGTCCCAGTTGATCTCCGAGGCGGACGCATCGAGGCACAGCTGCGCCTGCTCGACCTGAACCTGCGTCGGCGTCGAGATCTGAAGCCGCCGCAGCAGCTCATCGGTCGAGCCGTACGCCATCTACTCCTCTTTCACCTTGTCGCTCCGGCTCGACGACCGCTTCGGCTTCCCGTCGTCCTCCTGCTGCTGCGACCCGCCTGTGCCTTCCTCGGACGGATGCGACTGGTCGGGGCGGACGACCTGCTGGTTTGGCGAGTCCCAGGTCTGCTCGTCGGCCATCAGGCGACCGTCACTTTCACGATCCCGCCCGCGGCCACGACCAGCGAGGCGAAATTCCCGGCATAGGCGACCTGGACGCCGAGGACACTCGGTTCTACGACGGACAGCGGGCCGATCCGGTCCTCGTAGACCTCGCCGGCCGCCGTGCTCATGATCATCAGCCGTTTCGTGGCGGTCCCGAAGCCGGCGGTGACGTAGACGGGGATGCCGCCGATCGAGCCCATCGCGCCCTGACCGAACGTCGACGCCGTGAACCCGGCCGACTGCGCGTCGATCGGGTTGACCGGCGCGAACAGGCCGCCCAGGCTTCCGAGCACGTCCGGGGAGGCGGCCGCGATCAGCCGGCCCTGCCCCTTCGTCGCGGTGTAGACCTGGCCGGCCGCGCCCCAGAACGCCGCCGCGACATTGTCCGAGCTGGGCGTGCCGGGGATCGTGACGGTGCCGGTAGTGCCGCCCGCGTAGAACGCCTGCACCGCGGTCGCCTCGGTCAGGATCGCGTACTGCGTCGCCAGATCACCGATCACGATGTCCATCGCGGACGCGCCGCCGACAGTGCCGTAATCGATCAGTTGCCTCGAGACGTTGACGTAGCCGCCGTAGGTCGCCGGCGAGACGGCCAGCTTGTCGATCACCATCGCCTGCGACGTCAACTCCGACTTTTCCGCGCCCTGCGCCGCGACGGCGGTATGCGTCGTCACTTTCGGCCGGCTGAACGACCAGCCCGGCAGCTGCCGCGGCCCGAGCGCCGCCACGACCGGCCGGGCGGCGTCGATGAAATTGACGACCGGCGCCACGATCGGCGTCGGCACGAGCCCGGACGCGTTCACGGTCGTCTGGTGCGCCGCGGCGCGGTGCTCCCGGTTCCAGCGGTCGAGCCGTGCTTTCGCCTCGACGTCGCCGAGGCCGGCGTCCCACAAATCGATCGCGTAGGCGCCGGCGCCGCCCATGTCGAGGCCGCCGTTCGAGCGGTACTCGACCTCCGCCGGCGGCTCCTTCTTCACCATCAGGTGCGCGATCGCGGCGATCCGGTCGGCCGACGCGGACGAGAGCTCCCGAACCTCGGTCAGCTCGTCCATCAGCCCGCTGACCTTCTTGATCCGTTCCCGCTGCGTCTTGATGTGCTCGACCTGCTCTTCGCTCAGGTCGCCGTTTTCGCCTTTCGGCTCGGCGACGAGCTGGTCGATGAACGCCTGCCGCTCCTCGATCTCCTTCGCGTGCTGGAGCAACACCGCGTCTGTTTCGTGACGGAGCATAACGTCGAACTCCTAACTCCGCATCAACCACTACTGAGGACAGGGTCCTCGCGCGAGTTCGGGCGTGTCCCCCGCTAGCCGCCGGGCGCACTCTGTGCTGACTACACGGCGGAAGTTCGACGCTCAACGGCGAGCATACCCCGCCGGGCGGACGGCCGCAAAACCAGAACAGGCGTTTCCTGCGCCGCCCTGTTTTCAGGCATCCAATGACAAGAGCGGAGGCCTCGGAGGGCGTTAGAGCGGCTCCTGTGGCCTCGAAAACGGGGCCGTGCCCGCACATGGACGAGCGGGCAGCGGCCCCGGCCAGTCACGGTACGCCATCCAGGGTCCGGCCGAGACTGCCCGGATGGGTGGTTCCGCCGCCGCCTCGGCCGGGCTACGGTGGCCGTGAACCCGGCCGCACTGAGGCGCCGGGGAACATGGACGAAAGGAACCCCAATGCAGTCATTTCGGCTCGACAGGCCGGACTCGGCCCAGCCGCGGCGCCACTGGTTTCGCGAGCTGCTCGGAATCTTCGTTCTCTGCGGCATCGCTTACATCGGCATCCAGCACATCGCCCACCGCAGCCCCGCCGACAACTCCGCGGCCGTCGCAGCCGAAAGCGGCGCATCAAACTGCTCGAGCAGCGGCTACTACCTCCGGAGCCGCCTCGACGGCTCCCAACAAGTGATCTACGACTGTCAGTTCCCGCAGCGGATGCGTTGCGTCGGCGAGCAGGGCGGCGTCACCAGCGACATCACCGCCGAGGTGCGGCTGCTGTTCGACAGCACGCTCGGCGCCGACAAGCCGCTCTGTGTCAGCTAGCGGCTGAGACCGTACCGCCGGTCGAGCTCGGCCGCCTGTTCCCGGAACCGGTCGAGCTCGAGCCGGTCCCGGTTCGGCGTCACCGCCGCCGCCGCGGCGAGCTCCGGCCGGCCGCGGACGGCCAGCACGTTCGCGGTCTCGTATGCCGGCTCCGGCGTCAAACCGATATGCCCGAGGTGGATCTTGTTGAGGCGGCGCCGGTCCTTCGCCTCCCACGTTTCAGCGTCCGGGTAGGTCGGCCCACGGCCGCCGTCCTGGCGCAAGAGCATGAACCCCGCCGACGCGTCGAGCACGCCGTCGTCGGCGAGCACCAAGGTCTCGTTGCCGAGCTCGGTCTCCGAGATCCTGATCTCAGCGACGAGGCCTTCCTGCCGGGACGGATGGAACCTGACCGCCCGCCCGACCGTCCTCCTGACGTCATGGTCACGGTTGACGCGGACACGGTCGTTCCTCGCCTCGATGCCGTCGTAGGCGCCCCGCGAGCAGATCTCGGTGATCAGCTTGCCGCGGTGCGCGACCACGGTTTCGGTCTCGTACGGCATCACGATCAGCTCGATCAGACGCTTCGGGAACGACACCCCGGCGAGTGTCGCGACACGGTATTCGAGCTCGTCGCTCATTTCAGCACCCCGCTCGATAGGTCGTCTGGTCTGCTGTTGTCGAGCCGCTCCGCGGCCCGGATCTCGTCGACCGTCAACGCCCGCTGCCCCGTCACCGGGTCGACGATGCCGAACAGGATCTGCGCGGTCTGCGCCCGCTCGAGCGGCTCCGCGGCGACGTACTCGTCCCGGTTCAGCTCGACCTGCGTGCCTCGCGGCAACGCCCAGCCCGACAGGGCACTCATCACCCGTTGCGCCTTCGGCCTGAGGCCGGCCCGCCAGTGCATGTCGAACCACATCGTCACGTTTCGGTAGGTCATCGGGTCGGTGTTCGTCGGGATCCCGACAAGCTCGGACGGGATCCCCAGCAGGTGCGCGATCCGGCCCTCCTCCCGGTCCAAGAGCGCCGTCAACCCGAGGTCGGTCGGGTTCACCTGCGTCGGCGTCCACTTGATCCCGCCCGACAGGACCGCCGGCTCGCCGATCCCCGACAGCCGGGCCGTGACCCAGTCCTGCTTCAGCTGCTGCGCCTGCGCCGGCGAGATTTCCGCGGGATGTTCGAGGACGCCGGACGGGATGCCGCCGCCGCTGATCAGATTCGCGCCGTACTGGACGAGCATCTGCGCCGCCAACATCCGGTAACGCCCAGCCTCGAGCGGCCCTTCCCCGTGCGCGTACCCGACCTGCGACCGGTAGCGGATATGCAAAAGGTCGCCGTTCACGTCCTCGCCGCCGATCGAGTAGTGCCGCAGCCCGTCCTCGATATCGATCGTGACCATCCACGGCGGCACGACATGAAACCGGGCCGGCCAGCCGGTCGCGTAATGCGCCGTCGCGAGCACGAACGCCTCGCCGAGCTGGTAGTCCCAGAACAGCTGATGCAGGAACTCGCCGACGTCCGAGTAGACGGCCGGATCCGGGTTGTTCAACCAGTCGGCCTGCAGCGACGGCGCCGCATCCTTCAGGTAGATCGGCATCCCCGCCGCCTGCTGCGCGTTGAAGTCGATGCACATCCAGGCGGTGTCGGTCAGAACGCTCGGGAACATGCCGCCCGACGACCAGTTCGGCGTCAGCCAGTCGGCGGGCCAGCCCGACCAGGCGGACGGGCGGATGCTCGGCGGCATCCAGTCGGGCGGGTCCGCGCCGGACAGAAGCACCCCGTTCGGGTCGCCCGCGGTCGCGGCGGGCGGGCCGACGGTCGCCGGCGGCACGTCCGCCGGGTCGTTCGAGTTCGGGATGTCCGGCGGGCGGATCGACCTGGTGAACAGGCCCATCAGAACACCACCGGCATCGGCATCGGCTTGTGGGCCGCCCCGACAGCCCAGACGAGCGCGTTCACGAGATGCCGGCTGCCTCCCGGCACCAGCGTCAACCCGAGCACGCCCTCTTTGACGCGGGCGCCGGTGACGGCCTCGTCGAGCTCCCGGGTTGTCGTGTCGTGCACGACCAGACCGTTCGCGCACAGATCACGGAACACCGCCAACCCGGGCCGGGTCTCGGCGCCGCCCGCCGGCGTCGGCATCGGAACCGTCCCCGACGGGACACGGTCGAACATCGACGCGCCGACATGGAGCTGCCGGATCTGCCGCGTCAGCCCCAAAAGCCGCACATCCTCGAGCGCTGAGTCCCAGTCGTCGGCGAGCCAGCCGTCGACCTCGAGCCGGCCGTCATCGGTGGCCGCAACTGCGGCCACGGCCGCGCCGTGGCCGTAGTTGTCCTCGACCGCCACATACAGCGGTCCCGCCGAGCGGACGCCGTCCTCGGCGAGCGCCATCCAGGTTCTCGGCGGCAAAAGCTCCTCACCCTGCAGCACCGTCAACCCCTTCGGCCACTGGTTCAGCCACTGCGCCCGGAAGCTCGAGGCCGGGTCGGACTCGGTCGCGTCCTGTGTCTCACCGGCATACATCGCCTCGAGCCGCCGACTAATCAGCCGCTGCCGCTGCGGCGTCCAGTGCGGCGACGCGAGCCGCCACGCCGCCAGGTCGTCGATCGGGGCGCCCCGCGGCGCCGACCACTCGATCAGCAGATCCCCGCTGCCAGTCTCCAGGTTCTCCAACGCGACCCGCCGCCGTGTCAGCATCAGCGACGACGCCAGCCGGTGCGCCGTCGACACCAGAAGCAGCTGCGGGCTGACACGCTCGACCATCGTCGGCGCGACGCCCTCCTCGATGTAGTTCGTCTCGACGTTCCAGGCCTCGTCGACGACGGCCTGCGAGATCGTGTACCCGTACGGCGCCCCCTTCGCCTTCACGAGCCAGCGGCCGCCGGGCGCCGGCAGATACTCGATCCGCTGCTCCCCGTTCGCCTCACGGACAACGTACTGCTCCTGCGGCCTCGCCCACAGCCTCGCCGTCCGCTGCACCTCCACACAAACCGCCAGATCCTTGCCGGTGTGCAGAACGTCCTGCGGCTCCCCGAACCGGCCGCCCTGCTCGATCCGCCACAAACACAGCTCCCGCAGAAGCCACGACTTCCCGAGCTGCCGCGCCAGCGACAGAAGCGCCGCGTCCCAAACCAGCTGCCCGCGGTCGTCGACCTCGAGCAGCCTGGCCGCGACCAGCTGCTGCCACCAGCGAAGCTTGCCGCCGTCGCGGCCGTCGGCCCAGCGGACGAACTCCGCGCCCAGCGAACCGGCCGCCCGCGGATGCGGCACCGTCATCAGCCTCGGCCAGGTCGCGTTCCTCGGCACCCGCAGAAACCGTTTCAGCCACGGCACCCGCCAACGCGGGTCGTCGCGGCCGAGCCCGTCCCGCTCGACCAGCTCGAGCTCGACGACCGGCGGCGCCAGCCGCTCCGCGCCACGGTTACAGGCGACATGCTCCGGCCCCGCATACCTTGACCGGTCGCCGTCGGCGTGGCCGAGATCCCACGGCTCGCCCGGCCGGATCGGCCGCCGGCAGCGCCAGCACTGAACACCGCCGGCGAGCACGAGCGGCTCCAGCTCGAGCCGTAGCCTCTTATGCGCCGAACCGTAGCCGCGCTGGTTCGTTGTGCCGCGAAGCTGGCTACTTACCGGCACGATCCACCGAAGAGAGAGATTTTCGAC